CACCCGCAAGGTTTCGAGCCACGGGGGATTGACGGCGGTACTCTCTTCCCGGTTCTGGAGAAACCAGAGCATCGGCGAGCCATAAATCTCCGGCGCATTCCACTTCTTCAATATCCAGCATGGCCTTCCATCTTCGAGCACATCCCGATAGCCTCTAAAATACGTTCCATCGTCCTGCTCCCAAGTTCCGCCGCGGCGCACGGTCCATGATTGCCCCCACACGATGAGAAAGTTCGGCTGGCCATAGCGATTGATTCCGCCGACGCGGGTGAGGCGATCCTGAAACTCCGAAGGGCACTTATGTTGTTCGCGCTTGCGCGGCATCAGGCTTTCAGTTTCAGCCGCACATCGAACGCCGAGACCAGCATCAGCGTCTCGCCTTCGACTTCGATGTCTTCCACGTTGTAGTGGCCCACGCGCACCTTATCGCCCAGTTTCAGGCGAATAGGCACTAGTTGGCCACCCACCAGCATTCCATCGCCAACCGCGATCACAATCCCTAAATCGGAATCGAGTTTGTAAGCATCGGGCAGATTCACCAGACGCTTCGTCTCTTCGGTCACGCGCCGCAAGAGCACGCGATCATTCGTCGGCTCGTAGATAGCGGCGAGTTCTTCCAGAGTTTTCGGCGCGGGCTTCGCAGCTTCCGCTTTCTGGCTTACCCAGTGGCGGCAAGGCTCAAAGCTATCTCCACAAATTTCGCAGTGAAATTGCGTCGGCGCTTCCTCCACAGCGACCATACCTTGCTGAAACTCCACTGGCGCGTCATGCTCCGGCGTACCACCCATAAACATCGCCGATTTCGCGCCTTGCGCTAAAGAATCTTTTGCCATCTGATTACGCTCCTGAGTTTTGAAAATCCCGGTACACTCTGCGGTGCCGTCTGACCCCTTGTTGCGAGGCTAGGTAAGCGCCTTGCGGCGGAGGCATCGTTGCCCCGTGCGCTGACTCGCGTCAGTTCTTCCCGCAGAGCAGACCGGGTTTGCTGCAAAACAACCGGCTCCATTAAATGGTCGGCTGACCGGCATTCTGGATGTAGCACCCAGCCCGCACGTTCGAGTTCGCCATATTGAAAGCCGCGATGTAGGCCATGATGTAGCTGGTCAGGTACGATCCCGAGCCAGCGATATCAGGAACCGGCATCACGGTCATGCCTCCGCCGAAGTCGTACAGCTCCAGCGGCGAAGTCTCGAAGATGTACCAGGTATCCGGGGTGAACAAGTCAAGCCTTCCCGGCGTGGCCGTCCACGAGATATGCAAATCGCGGTTGCAGAAGGTGGTGGTAAAGAACTTCCGCCCCATATCGAGCGGCTTGTCTCCCTTGATCTCCTGCGCATTCGCGACCTGCACGTTGTAGTACAGGTTGTTGATGGCCATGCCCTGATCGGGGCCGGTGTACCAGATCGCGTTTTCGAGCGATTCGGCATCGGGTCCGAGAGCGCGGCCCATCAAAGTCAGAGCGCGATTTCCCACGGAGGGAGAAACCGAGCCGCCGTTGAGGTTGATGGTCGGAGTGGAAAGGCGCGAAGGATAAAGCGCCCGATTCAATCCCGCCAGGGTTCCGGTGTTCGAGTTGACCTGCCAAGCGCGCAATCCGAGAATCGACGCGCCTACGGCGCCACTGGTTCCGTTGACCATGATGTAGTCGCCGGTCGCAGTAGCTCCGCCAGTCGAAGGCAACACGGTCGAGAAATAGAGCGTGTTCGAAACCGGATCGACGTAGCTGATCGTGGCCGTGCCGCGTGACGTTCCGCCTTCGGAGGGGAAAATCTGCACGATCTGCTGATCGGTGAATCCGGCCACCACGTTCATGCCGGAGATGTAGCTGGTTTGCGCGCCGGTGCCCGAGTTGGAGCTGACGGTTGCGGTCGAAGGGATCTGATCCACTTCGCCGGAGCCGTCGCCGTTCATCAAGCCCTCAATGCCTTGCGTGGCCGAGGCCAGCGAGTTTTTGAGTTCCTGGGCGGAAACGTTAAACAATCCCCGCTCTTTGCCTTCGGTCGCTTTCTTCGCCAGCCAGGTGATTTCGTTGGCCGCGAGTACGACAACCGGGGAAAGAACGAAGGACTGCCACTGCGAACCCGTGCCGCGCCCGATGCCGTCGCCGTTGCCCGTGCCCTGGGCAATAGGTGCGCCGGACTGGATGCGCATGGGAACCCGCGCCGAGGGACGCGTGGTCGCGCCGCCGGCCGTGATATAGGAGCTGGGTACTGAGGTGAAGTTTTTCTTGGCGAAAGAGTAGAACGAAGCGCCTTCGAAGATCAAGTCTTCGATATTCTTACTGAAGGCGTCCAGTTCAATGGCCTCCACCGCCGCTTCTTGTAAAGGGGGCATGAGATTTCTCGCTTAAAGGAATCTCATCCGAACGGATTGTCCCGAGTGCAACACGAACGATGGAACGGCGAGCTTACCCGAGCTCATCCGGTACTGCATCCTGAGGCGGCAGGGCACGAGTTGTTGGCGCGGGCTGCGACCGCGTACCTGCCGGGGTGGAAATTGTCTGCATAAACTTGAGAATCGGGATAAGTACGGGAGTCGCTAAATCATGCAACTCGACGATGGTTCCCTGCGCATCACAAAAGAGAAGCGATCCGTGCTCGATGTCCTCAACGCCATGAAGCGGTAAACCGCCAAGTGTTTTCAGCGACGAATCAGATTGACGAAGTTGAAACTCCGCCATGTAAATTTCAGTACACTCGCGCCCCGCACGCGCACAGCGGAGAATACAGTGCTGCACCATCGCCGAAGTCAGGTTTATTCCGTTCGCATTGATTGCGATTAAGCCCACGTCACCCACTTGCCCTTCATCGGCCCGGTCGCCATCAGCGCCTTGCTCTTCATCCAGTTCAAATCCCAGCCGCGATCCTTCACGATATCGGAGGTCTTCGGCTTGACGGCGACTTTAATGGGAGCGGACTGTGCGGGATTCACGGCGGGCTTGGTTTTGTCCGTCGCGGCCGCAGCCGCCGGTTTCGATGAGGCGACCGCTTTGTTGCCGTAGCGGGCTTTCACCGCTTGCGCCGCCTTCTCGCTCACCGCCGCCTTGACGTATTGCTTGATCTTTTCGGGATCGCGATTCTTTGCGGCCAGCAATGCCTTCATCTGCGATTGATAGGTGGTGTCGGCTTTCAGCAGCGCGTTCACCTTGCCGTTGATGCCCGCCGTGATATCGGCCCGCTCGTCCGCCGTGAGAGATTTTGTTTTCAGGTAGGGAGCAAGAGCTTTGTCGACTTCGCTGCGCTGGTGGGCGGAAGTTTCCTTGCCGATGTCGTTGCGGAAACTCTCTTCTTGCTTCGTCTCGAAATCCTTGACCTTCTGATCGAACTTGGCCCGCTCGGGATCGGTCGTGTTCTGCTTGACCTGCCCCGCCTGCTGTTTCTGGCCCTGATACCATGCCAGGGATTTACCGATCAGGTCTTTCGCCCGCGCCAGATCGTTCGCGCCAATGGCCTGCCCGATGGCATCGAGCACCGGACCTAAGCCGGCGGCTTCCATGGCGGCAAAGGTGTGCGGCTGCAAAGTCTTCGCGTAGCCCTGCGGATCGAGCGCCTGCAATTTCTCAATCGCGGGTCCGACCAGCTTTTTGAAACCTTCCGGGTAATCGCTGGCAATGTCTTCGAGTACCTGCGGATCGCCCTGTTCGAAAGCGGTATCCACCATCTCGATGGCGGCGACTTTCGATTGCATGGCGGCGATACCTTCGGAGCCTCCTACCAGTTCCAGCGTAGCTTTGGCTTGGCGGGCTTCGGCGGGAGATTTGAAGAATTCTCCGTGCTGTTTTGAGGAGAACCAGCTCTTGCGTAGTTCGTCGAGAGCTTTCGCGTGCTCGGGATGAGCTTCTTTTAGGGCTTTAAGAGCAGTCTGGACTTCTTTAGGAAGAGTTCGTCCGTCTCCCGATTGAGAGCTTCGAGCTTCAGCCCCAGGCTGATCGCCTTCGCCAGTAGCGCCCGCTTCACCAGCGGATTCTTCGCCGCCATCACCTGCGCCTGCGTCTCCTGAATCCACTTCGTTACCAGACGCACCGCTATCCGCGCCATCCATCGCTCCTTGGTCAATCACCGCTCCGGCGGCAAAGAACATCGTGCCCGAAAACAGCAACCAATGGAAAAAGTATTTGAGTATCGAGTTCATAGCTTACACGGCTCCTGAGTGCTGCGATTGACTGCCTATCGGCGGAATTACCCCATGCCCGAAGTCCGCGGCTTTCTCGGTGATCTTCTGCTCGGTTTCGGTGGCGTCCTGCTCTTGAAAATCCTGTTGATTCGCGTTGATCCCGAATTTCTGATTGAGAATCTGTGCGGCCACGCTCGGCGGCATCTTATCGACAGCAACCGACATGGATTCGCTCGGCGGCTTCATGGGAGCGGGCGGCGCAAGTTTCTTCGCCATCGCGTCGTGCTCACTCCAGTGCAGATGCAGGTTCGCCCATGACGCTCTTTCCTCTGCCGTGCCCCGCTTATACTTGCGGCCTTCCGGCGAAATCAGCCATTCCATACAGACTTGCGCTTCGGTCGCATGATCTTCCGAGGCATCCTGCATCACGGGGATGGTCGAGACTTCCGGAGGCAGGGCTTTCAGCGCGGCAGTGGCCTGTGGCAATAGCTGCTCGAATTGCTGCATGGCCTGCTGGCCTTCGGTTTCGGCTTCCTGTGCGTGCCGCTTCAATTGCTCTTGCGCCTGTGAGATGGCGGGATTCGGAATTGGCCCGGTCTTCAATAAAATTTCAAACTCGCCGAGCTGCTTATCCACCGAGGCCGCTTCCGGTACGTCCAGATCGGTGAAGCCCATCGCGTCTTTGGCGATCTTCATGTTCTTCGGCAAGGCCAATAACTTTTGCATGGCGGGATTGTTTTGCCCTTCGGCCATGATCTGCTGAAAGCGCGATTGCCGCTGCGTCCAGGTCTCCGGGAAGTTCGAATCCACCACTGGAAAAGTTAAAACTTTCCCGTTCAAGGCAGAAGCATCGCAGGTAATCTTCTTGCCTTGGATCGAAGCGGCGAGCGTCATCTGCCCCAGCTTTTCTCTGCACGCGGCAGCGCATCCCACCGCTTGCCGGAAATACGCAGCGGTTGCCGTCTGTAACGCACCCCACGGGGAAGCCAATCGGCCCAGCGCCTGATCGCGCTGTATGCCAATCGCCTTTCCAGAATCGGCATTCGACTCCGCGCCAAAGAGCGAAGGCAGCGCGCCCGAAAGCTGCTCGGCGAACGAAGTAAAAAGCGCTTGAATGACTTCCCACAGCATGGGATTCGGCTGCGGCGAGTCTTCGACCACAATGGCCTCTTTCAGGTTCACGCCGTTCTGATACTGATAGGGCCGCATCCCTCCCGGTGTGTTGCCTTGCTGCTGCACCGCTTCGACGTTGATGATCGGCTCGGGCAGCCAGATGGTCGGCACGCACTTCACGAAGTAATCGAAAATCAGGTCCATCAAATTATTCAGCCGCTTTTGCAGCGACAGAACTTTCGACATGAGGGCGATGCGGTTCTGCCCGGAGCCGGGAAAGCATTGCAGCACGTGGCAGTGATCGTCCATCGATTCGTTGCGGACGTAGCAGAACGTGTCTCCGGCATAGACCGCGCACATTCCATCGGGACACTTCGCCATGATGGAATCGCGCAAACCCTCTTTATTGTCAATCTCCATAAAGAGCGAAGGACGAAGCCAGTTGTATTGAATGGTTACGTCGCGGTTGAAGCTGTCCCCGGTCACGTAGGTTCCGGGCAAAGCCAGAGCGCAGTTCACGCGGGCAATGCGGTCTAACTCGGTTTCGCTCGTGCCTTGGCCACCGGGTTTGATCCGATCGGCAACCCACTGGAATTTCCCTTTCGCCACGCCGACAAAGACATCCTCGAAAGCTTGAATAAAATCCATCTGGCACTGATCTTGCGTTTGGATCGGAACTTTGTGTTCCAGCTTGCCGTAGACGCGGGTCACTTCTCTTGCTCTGGGCTTACGTTTGGAATTCTGCGCCGGCGAATCGTTTAACTCTTGCGCTTCTTCTTGGCCTTCTTCGACATTAGGACTGGCCGGCGCGCCTGTGGTTTCGTCTTCCGGCACAAGCGGATCGTCGTCGGCGGGATCCTCGTAACCGAATCTTTGGCCGTCGAGCACCGTATAAGTAACGAACAGAACGCGGCCATCGGTACACATGTAATCAGCGGCTTGGGTGTGGAGCGCGCGGAGGTCGTTCGAGCGGGAGAAGATTTCCGCGAAGTCTTCGGCGGCGTCGGCGGCGGTGATGTCCGGATCGTAAGAAGGATTAAAAGGCTCGAAGCGGCATTCGGGGATGTCCCGGACTAGCGCGCTGGTTACGATATCGGTGTGCGCGCCGTAGATGTTGGTTTCGTACAAGGCAGCCTGCTGTACTTGTCTCCCAGCTCCGAAGCCAGTTGTGGGTGACGGAAGATACCAACCGCCTCCGCGGCGAGGCAGGAGATATTGATAACCACGCTTAAAAAGACGCGCTTCCCAAGACTGTTCGACTTCCATTCTTCGAGCAGCCGTGTCTCGTTTGGAGCAGTCGCGGATGAGTTTCTTGACGGCATTCTTTTCCTCGTCGCTCAGTTCGAGAAATGGTTCGGCGGAGTAGTCGAAAGGACCGAGTTCCCCAAGATGTAAATCTTGCTGGGGCGATGCTTCGCCTTGCGCCTCGGGACTCTGGGCGTCGGTCTCTGGATTTTCGGTTTGGGGCATTTACTTCGGTTGGTTATTTAGCCGCACGCATCGCGTTTTGAGCGAACGTGGCCCGCTTCCGCATCTTGGGATCCAGGGAGTTCTTTTCCTTGGCGGCGAATGCTTGCGTGCTCATGCCAGCGCGCGCGGCAGCGCGGCTGAATAATCCCTTCGTGCCTTTCCGCTCCATCTTGTCCGTCGCTTTTTGCAGCCACTTACTCATGCGCTCCATCCTCTTCCGTGCCTTTTGCCAAATGCTCCGCAGTGATGCGCTCCACTTGCGACAAAGGGTCAATCGCTAAATCCACAGCATGTTCGCTGCCAAATACATTCGAGCAAGGATCGGCTGATTTGTCGGGATAGGGTTCCCCATCGAATCCGGCATACCAAAAGGCATCGAGCAGCGGCGTGATGTCGATACGCTTGCCTCCGATCAGAACGCGCTCGGAATAAAAGGGGGAGGCGCGCAGCCAACGATATTCCGCCGCTTCCCGGCCCCGCTCGTAGGCGTCACGAACCAGCGATTTTTTAGGAACAGTTTGCATCAGGTTTCGTAAATGCGGCGATACTCCATGCGAAACCATGCGGCACAAATACAACAGTTCGCATGGCGAACATCGCCTTCGTTTTTGCCGTGCAGCCGCACTAACAACCAGAGCAAGCTCCGCATCACATCCCCGGAATGCCGCCCTCACCGTTCTGCATCCCGCCTCCCGCCATCGCAGCTTCTTCCTCTTGCTGTCCCGGCTCAACGCCAGCCGCCATCATGCCGTGCTGGTGGGCTTCCTCGGCGCTGGCGTGCTCGGATTTGTGAACCTTCCCGCCGTGATGCGAAGTCTTGGTATGTTTGCCCTCATGATGTTCGATCATCACTTTTTCGGCGGGGCCGTGCTGGGCGACCATCTCGTGAATGTCTTCCGGCATGGCTTCGTCGCCAGAGCCCGCCTCGCCGTTTTCGGCGGTGCGCGCCGCAGCTTTCATTTCTTTCTTGGGCTCGCGTTCGTCGTAAGCTTTCATCTGCTGGCGGTTGCCGAAGGGCTTGCCGTCTTTGGCTTTGAAGCTCATCTCAATTCTCCTTGGGTGCTGCGGATTTGTTTTTCTCGGCGTCTTCGGCTTCGAGGCGCGCATTCTCGGCGATGGCTGCCGCTTGGATTTGCTGCCATTGCGTTGGAGGAATTGCGGTCGGTTTAATCGCTGCTTTCTCCGGCGGATTCACCGGACGCCAGGGGATGCCCTTCACCGCCGCCATAGTTTCGAGCAGGCGGTCCTGCAGCACCTTCACTTCCGACGATGCGCGATCGCGCTCAAGACGAGCCTGCAGTAAATCCTGCTCAAGCAGCAGGATCACACGCGAGCCGAAAAGGTCTTTCCAGAAGCGGCG